AGGTGCCGTCAGTTCCTGCGTCTCCTGCTCGGAAAAAGTTACCGTTTATAAGATCATCGTTTCCAAATGGGGCAGTTCCAGAAGAATCTACGTGAGTAATAGTCACAGCTAAATATCCGGCTGCAGGTGTTACTGTGCCTACTTCGAAGATAACCCAGTTTTCTGTCGCGTAAGCTTCGTGGAAAACAAGGTGACCTTGTACTCCGTTAGTAGAGTCATCGAAAGTAGTTATTCATGCCGAAACATCTACCGAATTAATATCAGAATTGCTGATGTACATCACAGTTGCGATAGTAACATTTGCACTGTTAAATCTAATATCTCCCGCTCCTGGATCTCCTACACCTACGGCTGTATCGAAACTGTAAAGAAGGCTTGCTCCGTGATTTCCAGACGAACCAGATGAGCCTGATGAGCCGGATGTGCCGTCAGAACCGGATGAGCCTGATGAACCGGATGTGCCGTCAGAACCAGATGAGCCTGATGAACCAGATGTGCCAGATATACCAGACGTACCTGATGATCCTGATGAGCCAGATGTGCCATCAGAGCCCGATGAGCCGGATGAACCAGATGTGCCTGCCGCTCCTGAAGTGCCTGAGGATCCTGATGAGCCAGATGTGCCAGAAGACCCAGATGAGCCTGATGAGCCTGATGTTCCATCAGAACCAGATGATCCCGATGATCCTGATGAGCCAGATGTGCCGGCCGCTCCCGCGACTCCTGAAGTACCTGATGATCCTGATGAGCCAGATGTACCAGCCACCCCTGAAGTGCCCGATGATCCTGATGAGCCAGATGTACCAGAAGATCCAGAAGAACCTGATGTACCTGAAGATCCAGAAGATCCAGAAGAACCTGATGTACCTGAATTACCAGATGTGCCAGATGAGCCAGATGAGCCAGACGTACCTGCTACTCCTGTAGCTCCAGATGTACCCGATGTACCATCTATTCCAGATGAACCAGATGAACCAGATGTACCAGCTACTCCTATGGCTCCCGACGTACCTGAGGATCCAGATGACCCGGAGGTGCCGGATGATCCAGATGAGCCTGATGTACCAGATGTGCCAGATGAGCCGGAAGATCCAGATGTGCCTGAATTACCAGATGTGCCGGATGATCCCGATGAACCAGATGTACCAGAAGATCCAGAAGAACCTGATGTACCTGAATTGCCGGATGTACCAGATGATCCTGATGAACCGGATGTACCAGATGAGCCTGATGATCCAGATGAACCTGAAGTTCCATCAGAACCAGATGAACCAGATGATCCGGATGTACCAGATGAGCCTGATGATCCGGATGTACCAGATGAGCCAGATGAGCCTGATGAGCCGGATGTTCCCATGTCTCCTGCACGAAAGAAATTACCGTTTATAAGATCGTTGTTTCCGAATGGAGCTGAAGCGGAAGAATCTACGTGAGTAAGAACTACTGTTGAGTAGTTTATTCCTGGAGTTACCGATCCTACTTCGAAGATAACCCAGTTTTCTGTCGCGTAAGCTTCGTGGAAAACAAGGTGACCTTGTACTCCGTTAGTAGAGTCATCGAAAGTGGCTACCCATGCAGCAGTATTTGTCGAGTTAATATCGGAATCGTTAATGTACATAGCAGTTGCTAAAGTAACATCGGCATTATTAAACCTGATATCCCCTAATCCAGGATTAGCAGCATGAGAACTACCATCATAACTATATAGAAGGCTTGCTCCATGATTTCCAGACGAACCAGATGAGCCTGATGAGCCAGATGTGCCGTCAGAACCGGATGAGCCTGATGAACCTGATGAACCGGATGTACCGTCAGAACCAGATGAGCCTGATGAACCGGAGGTACCTGCTACACCAGACGTACCATCAGAGCCAGATGAGCCTGATGAGCCGGATGTGCCTCCTGCGGCTACGACTTTTCATGTTTCTGAAGTTGGATCTCAAGTTTTTAATTGTGGGGGATCGGTCGTGGTATCTTGCCAAACTTGTCAGTCTGAGGGACTTACGGGCGCAGTTGTAGAGGCGCTAACATCTATTGCAGCGTAAGCAGCCGCTAATTGAGCTTCACTAAGAACACCCTCTAACTGTTTAAATGGAATTTTAGGCACTAGACGCCTCCGCTAAAATGCCATTAATTAGTACGTCTAATTAAAGGCTTCTATGTTTTAGTACAATACCGATATTCGGTCTTCACTACTAATATACATTGTTAAGGGTTAATTCGCAAGTAGTATAGTGGACGTTTTGTGGGGAAAATTCGATGTTTATACGTCTCATCTCCAGTTCCAAGATCATATACTTTTATTTTAGGTTTTCAACGACTTATAATTTCTCACAATAATAGGGATCCGCTGGACACTTTTTGATCTGGTATTCTAGTAGTTACTCAAAATAATAAGCGTTTATTGTGTACTGTATATAGCCAAACACTGGAAGGTTCTCCGTCTATAGAAAGAACAGCGCTTTTTAGGCAAGAGTTGTTAAGTATAAAGTTTTTAAATCGTGATATATTCGAAGAAGATCACTCTCATTTACTTGCTCATGTTTCTCATAATTTAAAAAACAAAGAAGAAGTGTCAGAAAATTGAAGCTCATATCTACTTAGTTTATTTTTTTGCCTAACAATATCCTTCATTCACTTTTTACCGATATTATCAAAACCATGGCATTCGTAAGAATATGTGGAAATGTTATTTGTTTTTAAAACACTTGATTTAGGTAATTCTATTGAAGGGAGAAGATCTAATTTAGTTAAATCGCCGAACGCATCAGTATTGTCAGTAAACAAAGTTCCTAGATATTCCTGTGCTTCTACAGGTAACATAAAATCTATTACACCTTTTTCATTTACATTCAAATAAACGCTTCAGTCTTTACTAACTTTTGCACAACTTAGTATCCAGCCAAAACAATGAAAAATTGAGGAATCTTTATTATTATCTATATCCTTTGTTCATTGAGTTTTCCAGGAAAGAAGTTGATTCATACTTTTAATGTGAATCAACATTTATAACTCCTTAATAATATTAGAAGATGCATAGTTAGGTAATCTTTTAAAAAATATAAGCTCTTTTGCAAATGCACTACCTACAACAGGCTTATTAACATAATCATCCCCTATTACCATAATATCGGGATGTATAGTTTTTATTAACCACTCTAACATACTTTTTGTATTAAATATAAACACATCATCTACACATGATAAAGCTCTTAATATCTCCTGGCGATCTTCGTGTGTGTTTATTGGTCGAGCAATACCCTTACTTCTACGAACCTTAGCATCTGAATCAATTCCAACAAATAAAAAATCTCCAAGTGATTTGGCATATTTTAATAGCTCAATATGGCCTCGATGTAAAACATCAAAACATCCATTAACCCATATCACTTTATAGTTATTAATCACCTTTTGTAATCCTATATGAATCACTATCGTAGTGCTTTGTTGAAAACTCAAATAATTCAGAGTCCTTTAAAGCATGCATTTGGTGACGCAAACCTCTTGGTACATGAAACTCCATTCCAGGTTCTAAAATTATTTTATGTGCAGTGTAAGTATCGTCATCATAGCTATAAGTGAGTACAATTTCGCCTGATTGTAAATAAAATGTTTCATCTTTTAAAATATGGTAATGCCAGGAACATTGTTTACCCTTCTCAAAAAACAATAACTTACCACAATACTCGTCTTTGTTAACAATCCAATCTTCATATCCCCAACCCTTTTCTACTCGTTTCATAGCTCGTCCATTCTAACTGTTTTGTCGTCGATCAGAAGATCGAAAGAAGGTTTATTTGTAGATAATTTATGGTACTTACAGCCCCAAAAATCTAACTGATGTTTAGTAATTTTTGTATGATCTACTTTGGAATTCCCGCCTCTAGCAGTCCAGTATATAATAGTATTTCCTTTATCATAAAGAACATTTATTTTTTCTATATTGGATTTGTTAGGAATAGATTTGGTATAATCACTTTTAGCAGTAATACAAATGGTATTATCTATGTCTACATATATCAGCATACTGGCACCACTCCTGGTTTTTGTACAACTTCTGCTGCACATTCATTTGCAAATTTTATAGCTCTACAAATATCTTTAGTTTCTAAATAATCAAATACGAGCGCTGCGAGAAAAGTATCTCCTGCTCCGGATACATTATAAATATCTACTTTTTCAGTCGCATACTTCGCTCCATTATGCTCCGCTCCCTTATCTCCTAATGTAACTATGAGTTTTTTAGTTATAGTTTCTTGGTAGCGTTTGGGTATATTATTTTGTGCTTCATACTTATTAAGTTTAATATAAGTAGCTGATAATATCCAACTTCCCAATTCCTTTTTGGTATCTATAAAAGAAAGTGTGCTATGTTCCAGAATAAACTTAATATCTGTTTTCGTTAAAAACCCTTTATTGTAATCTGAAATTACTACAGCATCATATAGTCCAAAATTAATATTAGATAAAACAGAAGAATCCATGCGAGGGCAGAAGTCATTTATATCTACTCGTAAAAGCATTTGCCCTGATTTATCATCCACATATCGGCGTTTTATAATATCAACTTTATTACATATAATATCAGTCTTTACTCCTAATGCTTTAAGATTGGCGTGTGTGTTTCCCGCCATACCTGAATTTTTAGTTGTTCTAGTAGGTTCTATTATAGGTATTGGAGCTTCTGGACACAATCGTTCTATTGTGCCATAAATATGCTCATCTGTACAATACTCTCCGATAACTAACACTTTCATTTTAAGCAAGTGTTTTGTTTTTCGCAAAGAATATTACTTGTCTATAAAAATCCATTGCATGTAGTTGCTTGTCTTCTAAAAAGACATTATTTAAAAGATTTTCTTTTATAGGAAATCCATCTATACTTAATACATCGTATTCAAACCCATATTTATCCAATTGCAGTAACATCGCAATAAAAGCACCTGAGTAAGGTTCAATGTGTTTATGTAGCTCACCTGTCATATTTCTAGTAGTTTTTTGTAAAATTTCCATGTTCTTATCATCTAAGAAAAGAGCATACTCGCCGCCTTCGCAGTCTGTTTTTAGCATGTCAATTCGTTCAATCTGATACTTGTTAATAAAATGTGAAAATGTGATCGTTTTCACCATCTCTCCTGGAACTGCATCATTGTCTTTGTAGCGCATAAGTTCTGGAGACCACGTTGAATCGCCTGCGATCATTTCTTCTCCATTTTCAGTGCTTATCGCAGAGGCTTCAATAATGTGCTTTTTATTATCAGGAAAAAACTCCTGTATATTTTTACGCAAACTCTCTAAGTTATAAGATAGCGGCTCTATATAGTAACAGGCTTTTAAATCAATTCCTTGAAGATTTAAAGCAGGATATATACCTATAGAGGCTCCTATATCTACGACCACATCGCCATCTTTTGGTGTATACCATTTGTTATAACTGGCGTATTCCAATTGCTCCTCTCTTAGCCAAAAATCACCTCCATCTTCCAAATGTGTTCTGTCCAATCGTTCATAATCAACTGTGCGTATTATACGTTCAGGAGTTATTCTTTTAGAGCATTCAAAATCTAAATTCTCTGGACACCATTCCCAGTTGTCCTTATCTAAAGTATATTTTGGATTCGAAAAGCAACTATGACAGCCGTTATCCTCGTGTACACGTGTAACTCCTTTTTGAAATTCCGTAAAAGGAGCACTAAACCCAGATATTAATATCACAGGTGTGCCTACAGCCCACGCTAGCCAGGAAAGGCCTGAGCCAAGCCCCACAAAAAATTTAGCATGAGATAGTTGCGCCGCACGCTCTAATAATGTATATGAACCGGTTACATCGATTGCATTTTGTGGAATAACGTTCATATGTTGAGGATAGCGTCCAAATTCTTTATGAAGATCAATATCATAAACCTTATATCCAACAGAGTTTAAGTGATCAACCACCAAATCCCAACCACCTGAATAATTCCAATACTTGGCCTGAGCTGTAGATTGTACTCCTATACACACATGTGGACTACTCGTAAGTTTATTATTTTTTAATATAGTAATTCTAGGTCGCTTTTCTTGATATTCCAGTCCTAATAAATCTGTAGCAATTTGCTGTAAAGGAATAGTCTTAGGATTATTTGGATGTTTACTTATATCTGCAAAATACCCTATTTCATAAGAAGCATACAAATTTTGAACTGTAGCTCCGGGAACGACCCAAGTAATATTTGGATATTCTGCAGCAAACAGCTTGTTATGAAAAGTGGAACAATACATTTTACAGCCATGTTTTTCCGCAAATTCTTCTACGTAGGGCAACCACGCTATTGTATCTCCTAAAGCGGCACTATCAAAGTGAATAAAGACGTTTTTATTTTTTGCATCAAACAATAGTGTTTCAATAATTTTGCCATCTTTACTAATTTCGATATTCCAATCCTGATAATGTTTTATATTTGCAACAGTCCAATGATTTGAATGTATTTGTGTAGAATGTATTAATACGTCATTGTTTTTCATTTCTATAGAAAAAAGAGCTGGATCATCTCCAAGTATTTCTACAAAAGGGCCATTTATAAAATTATGGTTTATGGTTATTTGTTTAAAAGGCGTAATTTCAGCTTCCTTCGGTTTAAAATCTTTAAGGAAGTCTGATTTCTCAAACTTTTTCTTTTTGCTTTGTGTGCCGGCAGGTACAATTGTTTCATATCTTAAATACTTATGAAATCCTGGCAAATCAGTTACTTGGCTTTTATAGTGAGCCAAAGCTTCTTGTTTCTTTTTATATACTTCAGCATCGAGAGGTTCTGTTCCTAACGCAAAAAAATGTAAACCCTTAGGATTACAGTCCTTAACAATGTTATGAAGACTAACATGTTGTACGTGACCATACTCACCTTCTTCTCCATGTGTTACCACCATCTCGTAGTCATTGACAGCTAAAAGATGTTCAATGTGATATTTTGCATCCTCTGGAAATGGATATTCTAAGCTATCTGTGTAATTAGAAACGCCTGTACTTTCCATACCAAGTGTCTCTAGCGCTGAATAAAACTCATTCATACGTGGTTTGTCATCAGCACCTGTCATGCACTCAATGTGCCAATCTTTAGGGTTCTTTAAAAGAGTGCCCGCACCAAATATAGTTTCATCATCAAGATGCGCTACAATCATTAAATTCTTTCGACGATTGGGATTAAATTTCTTCCACAAATCTTTAGAATACTCTACATTTTTTCCTTCACCAGGTTCTGGATGTGCTCCGTAAAATTTATTATTACTCATATCGTACATTACTGAAAAGTTTCCCATATCTAATGCTAACAATTGCTTATCATTAAACCTATCTTTTATAGGAGATTCTTTTGGAAAATTCCAGGTAACAGGCATAACTGCTTTTCTCTTATACTTCCACATAAGATAGTTTAACACTCGCTCCTCTGATAAAGCATTATCATCTACAAATATATTTTTCCCATGTGAATCTTTCACATTCCAAGTTATTCCTTGTCTTTGTGTATTATACACATCTAAGACTTCAGATAAAAACTCCATACTTTCAATATCAAATAGAAAAAAACCGGTTGCAGCTATGTGTGAGTTACTTTTACGAATACCTTCATTTAGAATTTCAGAGGTTTCTTTTCCATAACTTGCGTTATACTTAATACCATCTACTTCTCTCCATTGATACCAGTTTGGTGAATTATATTGAATACATAATGGATAGTCTTGTAACATGCTCTTGTATTCCCAAAGATAGGAAACATCTTTACCCGCTATCATATCTGCGTCTACAAACATATAGCTTTGATGTGTGTCTCTTTTTAGGCAATCTATAGCTGAGATAATTCGCGCATAGTAATGACCTGGATTTTGTAGTCCGTCCACGTTCCAGGAAAAATCTGTTTTAATTGGGCGAATATCTATTCGATGTGTTAACCAGCCCCAGTCAAGCTCTTTGTCGGCGTTAATTACATATACGATTACATCTGTGTTATCAAACATTAGCAAGCTCTCAACACACAATTTAGCGTATGGTAAATATTTTTCATCTGTGCTTAATACATAAGCTTTCTTTTCTTTTTTTAATGTAGGTATATTATTCATATTTTTGTCTATTTGTTCTAAAATTGTAACAGCTTTTTCAGCTGCATTTTCCCATGTAAATTTGTTAGATACTATTGTAGCATTTTTTATAGCTTTCTTTTTATATTTGTTATAATCATTATATACATCGCGCATAACTTCCTTTAAATGTTCAAAATCTGGCTCATCCCATAGACCAGAGCCGTCTGGGGCAAACATAAAAGGCTTCATTGGACGCTGTTCTTTGGTACGAACTTGGCAAGATACATCAGTGGCAAACTCAAGTTGAGCTGGGTGGCTGGAACATATAGTCGGAGTGCCACAAGATATTGCCTCTATTAATGGCAAATTCCAACCTTCCGCGCGAGAGCATGTAAGTAAAACATTTCCATTCTTCAAGTAGTTAATATAATCATCTCTACTGATAAAGCTTTTTATTTTTAAACGAGGGTCGTTAAAGCCAAAATGATTTAATCGTTCTTGCGTTGATTTAAAACCATCTACGGGATAGGGATTATCTATAGAGCAGATAAGTTCTACAGGTTCGTCTGCTGAAAACTCTTCCAAAAATGCTTTAATCATTTCTGTAGTAGCTTTTCTATGATCCCAACGACCAAAAATCATAAACTTAAAACGATTGTTTTTCATCTCTTCTAATGGTGCTACTGGCGTTAAGTTAAACACCTCATTGTCTACTGCTTCTGGTACAACAAAAACACGCTCAGCCGGGTATCCTTGCGCTATGCTACAATCCCGCTGCCATTGAGTTGGTACCCATAATTGATCATATTCTAAGAGTTTTTCAAAAAAGTCTGGAGATTGCTCAGTGCTTTCCCAAACATTATATGCTATCTTAAATCCTTTATAATCATGGTAATAGTTGTGGTGTAGGCTTTCGTGAAGAATTATGTTAACAAAATTTGTTAAATCGGGAGGGCCTCCATACAGATCGTGGTCAATCATTTCTCCTGGCTCATTCATACAAATTTGTGTGACAAGCATTTCTCTATGTTGGTCTGTAAGGTAAGGTTCCTCTTTATGAGGATCAGCTCTATACACTCCGTCCCAATGAGTTCCTATGGAAAAATTACGTATCTTTACTGAGATATGTTTATTTAGTTTGGTGAAAAAATTTCTGGCATGTGAAGCATATCCAGAGTTTCCTATAAAGCTTGTATGAGCAAAAACACCTTTTATGTTTTGCATAATTTAAATGATTAATCTGTTTGATAAAAAGCTTCTATAATATCGCTTACTTCTACTGTAAGGCCATATATGCCACTTACGTTAGCTAATATTATTGAAGTGGCGCCAATTCAAAAATCTGTTGGCAAAGTATAGTCTGTTTGATCTGCATGAGATGTCATGTTTACACCATTTACAATTAAACGAACAGAGCCATTATCTAATGTTTTTCCCTGACTTATTGCTGTCAATGTGTTTCAAACGAATCCTGATGGAGTAGAGTTTCCTCCTGAATAGGTAAATACTTCGTGTACTATTGCGTTATCACCAGCAGTATCTTCTACTACATCTAGTCGATTGTCTAAAGTATCAGTTGTCGTTATGGTGGCATATACTCCAGAAAGGTTAGTAATGTTCCCATTTACTTCGACAAAGTTACCGTTAATTTTTAAACGACCACTGTTTAAAGTATCTAGTTCTTCTATTAAAAGAATAGCCATATTAGCTTCCTAACCCGCTTATAGTGTAAGTTATGTCATCTATACTAAGTTTACTTAAGTGTGCTTGTTGTTCTATAATTCTTCCTTTAAATTCTAAATGTCTAACTTCGTTCACTAATCAGCGACGGTTAATGGCATCTACAATAACATCTTGTGGAGTTACTACAGGAAAATTTGTCATGTACATAATCGCATCGCTTGGCATAAATTGTCCAAACATTGTTATTTGATTATATTTTGGAGCAGAATTTATCATTCCATATATTGAAACGGGTGAAAAATAACCTCCCACATATCCAGTACCAAAACAAGTCGCACAATTTTCTTCTGAAACTCGCTGTAATGTCGCATTCCAACAAGTTGTACAAAATGTTCCCCATGTGCGTCTTTTTACAAAATAAATAGTTTCTCTAGCACTAAATCTTTGGAGTACTAAATTTTTTCTTCTTAATATCTCACTAAACTTCGTTGAAGTGGTATTTATTTTTAAATACGCTGGAGTGGTTGGTTGTGTGTTTGTTTCCCCTGTTAAAGTATTTATTACGGATGCTAAGTAATACCAATTTCTGTTATCTGAATATAACCCTGAAAGAGATACATCTGTATAAGTATAATTATCAGCAGTAATGCCTGACGCAATTATATCATAATCAGTTAGAACAGTGCTTGGGGCTTCAGATTTGTATAAAGATAAAGTATATCCACTAATGGTTTCATTAGTGCTTTCAAAAGACCATGTAACTGTTGCAGTGTCTCTAGCAAAAGTAGAGACATAAAATTCAGTTAAGACTAACACTAGTAATCAAGATCTCCGTACTCAGAAGACACGCCACCAAAACAGGCAGCAATATTTCTTCTACGTTTGAAATTTGTAACTCCACGAATATGTTTACCGTATAATACATTATAATAATTAATATATCGACCGTGTTTTTCCATATCACGGATAGTTATACCACCAGCGTCATTGTAAGTTAATGTGTTTCTGGAATTTAAAATTCCTGCCGAAGTTAATACTTTTAAAGCAGCTCCGTCTTTTACTAAAACCCATGGAAGATCATTTGACGCTAAAGAAGATATAGTAAATATAGTAGATAGTGGAGGATCCATGCCGTAATTAATATCATCTATTGTGTCCAAAAGTGCATGGTGTAGTTGTATATCCGTTGACTCTTGCACACCCTCTAATACATTTAATTCTGCTGTATCTCTCATGTACGTTCTTAATCGTGCTACTCATAGGCCATCCGAAAAAGGTATTAAATTGGTTAGTAGATCAGTTGTTGTGGGATTAGCCATTATTAAAGTCCTCCAAGATCACGATTGCTAAAACATCAACAGTCGGAACTGTAAGTTTTTGCCCATCTGTATATAAAATTTCAAACTCACCTAAGTAGGTATCAGCAGTATCCGTATCACCTGAGAGCCATTGATAGCGTACCCTTCCATCATATCCATTTGCTTTTGTAATGTCTGTAGGTTCAAGTAAGGTGCATGCGGCTTCAACTTTAACAGTGCCAGTTGCTATATCTTTCATAATGAAGGTCACTGAGGTAGCAATAGCTGTGCTGACATTGAGCGCGTTAGCATCTCCATCTTTTAGTTGCATGTCTAACGCTGGACGCAAGTCATGTCGTTTTAAATAAACTGTAGTTGTAGCCATTGCTTACTCCTATATTTTGTTAATTTGGGTCTCGCCTGAACCTAGTTCTGTTACAGTCGCACTTCCTGCTGTTAAATCTCCTAAGCCAAAATTCTGGGTTAGTAAACTACTCAAGATTGCGCTTTTGGTACTATCATCTACTAATTGGTACGCAGTAGTGAGGTTCAGTATGGTAGTGGCAACAAGCTCCTCAACAAATTTGGCACGAAAATGTGTTTGTACAAAAGTTAGTGCTGCTATGTCAGAGGCAAAAGTTAGTGTTTCTGATCCCCAGCACCCAGCTTTTACAACTGGAAATACTTCTGGATCTTGGCTAATTTCCTCTATTTTAGCTTTATATGTAACATTTAGTACTAACACAATACTTTAATATAGTTAAGTAGGGTGGGTTGGTCAAGAAGAAGTAAAAAAAAGGCCAGTAAAAAACCGGCCTTTCTTTAGTGTTGTGGTGTATTTTAACTCAAGTTCATTACTGAGCAAGAACGTGTATTTCCGATACCAATTCCAATATGCTCGTAAGCTGCCCAAGAGATTATGTTTTTCTTCTTTTCGATCCAGAACTGAGTATCGTTTAAGATACAGAACTGACCCAAGAATTCTTGAGAAGTAAAGGCATAAATCTTGTTGTTCAAGAAGTTAGACCCTGCTTGGTTAAGTTTCTTGTTAGAAACAATTACTCTACGACCGAATAAGGTCTTATACGTATATCCGTTAACTGTAACTTCTGATCCTACTGCATCACCTACTGTAGTCGCATTATATAGGAATAAGCGATTATACATAGTTGAGTCCATAAGTAAAAGATCACAGCGTAGTTCGTCACCATCGAGCGTGTCAAATAAGCTCTTAAGATCGCTCTTCTTGATGGAACCAATTTCGCCTGTAGATACATAAGTACCTGTAATTGTTTTGGATCCTGCAGAAATAGCTTCTTCTACTGCAATTGCAGCGTCGACCAATGCCATGAATGTTTCGTCTTCAATTCTCTGAATATCAAGTACTGAGTTCTTTTCGATGATGTCTGTAATAGGCATTTCGTAAGCTAGCAACTCTTCTTCAGTTTTTTGGAAGTCTTCTGAACTAATTCCATGGAAAGGAATCTCAAATCTATCACCCATAACGTAATGTGAATCTGGTTCACCACGCATGTTAATAGTCATAGCTTTGCTTTCTGGTTCGATGTCAACGATTTTAACTAAACCGTCGTGATTGATTGAACGTGTTAAATCAACTTTAGTAACGTATTGTGGATTTATAATCATACGACTAAACGCTGTTTCACGTAGTTTTTGTCTTACAAAAGCTGCACCTTCGGCTGCGAATTTCTCTATACCGTCAGGAGCGTTTAGCTTCTGTACGAACATCTCATTAATTTGATTTGCTGAGTACATAATTTATCCTCCTAATTATACAGTATAAAACTCGATAACACTAGTAGTGCTTCTTGCTTTATTGTAATATGTTGTTATGTTATAGGCCGATTTTGTGCAATAAGCAACTACAACAGCATCACCTGCTGAAGTTACGCTTAATGTACCATCTGCAGCGATATAAAGCGCCGCTCCCACAGTTGGGGACCCGGTAAATTGATCTGTTAAGGCACGTACTTTTCCGTACAGTACAGTGATTTTGCCCGTAGCTGCAATATCAGGAGAGAATCCTGCTGTATTGCTATCACGAACACTTTCTGACCATATTGGCCAGCCAAAATCACCAGCGAGTGGTTTATTAACTAAACCAGCTCCTGCAGGAGAAACCCATGAACCTATAACACCTGAGGCTAACACCCAACCCTGAGAATCTAGAAGCATTTCTACTCTCTCTATGCGGGTAAGATGTGATAATAGTTTTAACATCTATGTTCCTCTATTAATCTGAAATGATCCAATCCAATAAGGGTTGGCCTAATCCAGATGTGTCTAGATCGCTTACGCGACCAAGTTTATATCCCTGGCCAGAACTTATCTCAGCTACTTTTTCCAAAATAACGAGCTCTTCCTGGCCCTTTGTGCTATACTCATTTATAGTAGATTCTAAATCTTCAACAGCTATACTACCTTTTTTAAACATGTTAAAGGCTAATGATTGAGCTTGCTTTTGCAATTCCAATTCATCAGTCTTGTCGCGAAGTTTACCTTCAACTTCGTGTAGCTGTTTATTAAGCTCTCCTATAGCGAAGAGAGCTTTTTTCTTCAAAGTAGAATCCATTTACTAATTACTAGTCTTCTTCGTATTCTTCTACAAACATACCAGCAACTTTTTCAGCTACTATGTCAGCAAAGTCGTCCATTTCTGCAATTTTTTCTTGCATCAATTCTTCGTTTTGAGCATGTTCAATTAATAATCCAGCTAGTTTTTCAACATCATTTGCATCGTAATCTTCGCCAAATTCTTCTTCTAAAAGAACGTCAGCTGTTTCAGCAAATTTAGCAAGAATTTCTTGTCCATCATCGATAGCTACTTCTTCTTCTGCTACCTTTTCTGTGCTCATTTCTTTCCATGTGTCGTATAGTTCACCCATGTTATATTACTCCTCTAAATAGGTTTTAGTTAATCCGACAAGAGCTTCTGCTACCTTTTCGGAAATTTCAGATTGTTCTACAGCAACTTCTTCAGTCACTTCTTCGGAGTTATTAACTTCCTCAGCAACTTTTTCTACTGTTTCTGTAGCTTGTTCGTTTAGTCTTGCTAACATACTATTAGCAAAAATGCGTCCACCATCTTCCCAACGTTGTGCTTCTTTCTCTAATTCAAGAGTTTCAGCTGTCTTTTCTACAACTTCTTCAGTCACTTCTTCGGCAACTTTTTCTTTAACTTCTTCAGTTACTTCTTCAGTTACTTCTTCAGTTACCTCTTCAGCTGTCTTTTCTTCAACTTTTTCTTCAGGAACATCGTTTAACACATTTTCGATCATTTTTGCGCCGGCATCCTTTTCAATAGTGCTTTCTAATTCACTAACAATTGTGTCGACAGACCATTCTTGGTTCTTAGCCATTCGGTTTTACCTCCCGTTGTGTTTAATATATAAGTTCTTTATAAATGATGTCAAGGTTTTCTTGACTCATTCTCGATATCAATTCAGCTGTTTTAAATAGTTTTTTAACTTTATGAGTTCCTTTTCCAATAACTCCAGCTGAAGTCACTCCCATTATTAATGGGTGTTTTCTAACAAAATTTTCAAAACGACTGATTGGTTTTCCTTTAATTGCTTTATCTTCTTGTACTCCTGCAGCAAAATATGAAGCAGGAACAGTTAATAGAGATGAAGCCACAAAGCGGTCTACCCAGCCGGCTGTTTTATTAAAAACCAGTTGTTGTGCTCCAAGGGATGTTGCCGTTCCGGCACCCACAAGCACTGGTAATAGCCACGGATGGATTCGTAAAAATTTCCTAAATCCAGTTGTACTATTGTTAAATATTTTCACATATCCCTTATACAGAGCTCCAAGAATTCCAAGAGGTACTATGGGATTACGATGTGGTGTTAAAGTTGGTTCTTCTTTTTGTCCAAAAAACATTTTACCAATCAAACTTCTGTCTTTTGTTTGTCCGGTAGTATAAGGAGTAGAATTATCTACGGCCGTTTTTTGAATATAAGCAATTCCTCGTTTAACAATCAAGGGTTTTGTTAAAGACATGTTTGGTATGTCTTCTTTTAGCACTTCTGCTATTTTTTTATTATAATTATTAAGTCCGACATCTGTTAGATCTTTTGCCTCATCGTCGGAGTCAAATACAATATTTTGTTCTTCCAATTGTATTGCTAATTTTTTATGTCCAGAAGCATATAGTGCTAATTTTTGAAAATCTTCTTTAGTTGGAACAATTCTCAATCCCAGCATTGTGGATAAGGTAGCACTAAGGGGGAATTTTGATAACTTCTCAAGCTGATCTTTTGAAAGACGTTTTTGAGATTCCAAAATTAAGTTTTTAGGATCTTTATCAATTGCTGTAACTTCTACATCAATTTTCTTTTTTATATCTGCAACGCTGGAAAGTTCGGCTACTTTTTGTAAACGTACGGCAGCACTGTCTCTTTGATTGAAATCATTAAGCCGTATTGAACGTCTAGATCCTGAGCTCGTTAGTAATTCTGAAATGAAACTAGCTGTTTTATCTGCAGGAATGGTTACGATACTAATATCAAAAAATTTAGGCATGGTATTAATGGCATATACTTTTTGCCCATTTGGATACACATGTCCCATCTTTTTTGTTAAATGATGACAATACTGTGCTCGTGTTTTCGCCTTATTTCCGCATATGGAACACACATCAAAAGGAACTCTGCAGCCCATACTAACCGCCGGCAACTCGCCTGCGTGTAATCTTTTAATTATATGTTGTGCTTTGGATTCGATAAGTTCTAATATAAGTTCAACTCTTTTCATCATATTATTATAATGTGAAAATGAAACTTTACCAAGAGCTCTTCTAGGATCTTTATTTACATGATGCTCATATATATGTCCTAAAGCTTCGAATGTTTTGTGATATTGTTGTAAAGCTTTTTCTGGAAAGTAGTCTCTGTTTCGATTTTCACCAAAGTATTCACCAGCTGATAATGCGTTTACTAACGCATATGTTTTTCCAGAAGCTGGTTTAAGAGAATTTACATATTGTTGCAGTTCTTCAGAGTATCCTGCGGTTTTTTCTAATCCAATATTAGCAGTCAACGGCTGAAATACTTCAGATTGGTTGTCTCCATAGAGAAAATCTACAGTTTTATTAAATCCAATATCGGTCACTTATTTGAATACCTAGTTTATTAATCCAGAACCCTTTAAGGCATACTGTACTAATTCGGAAGGTCCTTTTTTCTTTTGATCACTAAGTTTTTTATTTATATCTGTT